AACCATTTCTGGAAATTCTGGAATGAGTCGGAGAAAGGTGCGAATGGGTTTGAGAGTATGTTCATCCCATACACTGATATTCCAGGCCGTGATGATGCGTGGGCAGAGGAACAATTCAAACTTTTAGGTGAAGTAAAGTACAACCAAGAAGTTTTATGTGAGTTCTTGGGTTCAACCAACACATTGATTAGTGGTAAAGCTTTGTCTATGATGTCATCAATAGACCCGATTTATAAGAAGGATGGACTAGACATCTATGAAGAACCTCAAGAGAATAAATACTATGTAGTTACTGTTGATACTTCTAGGGGTATCGGTGGTGACTTTTCAGCATTTGTCATAATTGATATTACTGAAATGCCTTTCAAAGTTGTAGGCAAATACAGGGACAACAAGGTATCGCCACTCTTGTTTCCCGATTACATATCAAAAGTGGCGCGAGATTACAACAACGCTTATGTTCTAATAGAAAATAATGATATAGGACAACAGGTAGTAGATATTTTACACCAAGAACTAGAGTATGAAAATATATTTTCCACAGTCCAAGAGAAAAATAAACAATATGTTTCGCCTGGCTTTGGAAAACAAACTACCTTGGGGGTTAGAACATCAAAAGCAGTGAAGAGACAGGGGTGTCTCTCACTAAAAAGTCTAGTTGAAGAGACCAAATTTTTGATATGGGACGCTGATTGCATTAGTGAACTGTCTACGTTTGTAGAAAGAAGTGGAACCTTTGCATCAGATGAGGGATACCATGATGATTTGGCCATGTGTATGGTCTTATTTGCGTGGTTATCTACACAAATGTTTTTCAAGGACTTGACGGACGTTAACATTAGAGAGGGTTTGTATAACTCTCAAACGAGAATGATAGAAAATGATTTAACACCATTTGGTTTTGTGGAGGATGGAACTGAACCAGAGGCTGAAGTGATAGACGGAGACTACTGGATGTGGACGGACGAGAGAAAACATTTTTTATAAATAATTGTCAGGAACACTATTTTTAGTAACATAAAAACCGAATTACGAAGGAGAACAACATGGCTTTCCAATTATCGCCGGGAGTTTTAGTCCAAGAGAAAGACCTCACGAATGTTGTCCCAGCTGTTGCCACTACGGTTGGTGGCATAGTGGGAGATTTTCAGTGGGGGCCTGCTCATGAGATAGTATCAATTGACTCCGAAAACAATTTAGTTGATAGGTTTGGCAAACCAACATCATCTGTATACACAGACTTTTTAGTCGCATCTAGTTTCTTGGCGTATGGGTCTAATTGTTTGACAATAAGAGAAATCGGAGCTGCTGCTAGAAACGCAGTATCAGAAGGAACTGCTGTACAAATCAAAAACGATACCCAATATGAAGCAAGTTATGATGGGGGTGAAGCAAGTGTAGGGCCGTGGGCGGCAAAGTATGCAGGCACGTTGGGTAACTCACTCAAAGTTTCTATCGCTGACATTGGTTCTTCTACAGTAACTAGTATTGCTTCCATTGCTCTAGACGCTACTGACTCAGCTGGTGACAGAACTACTGCTACAGTGGCAATCGCTGCTCCGCCTGCTGGTGGGGTTCAGGCAACTGCAACCGCTACTATCGCTGGAGGCAACGTAACCGCAATTGTAATCACAAACCCAGGCTTCGGATATGTCGGTGCGCCTTCTGTTACTATTACTGCTAATGGTACAGGTGCAGTCGCCGCTACTGCTACTATGGCAACTCAGTGGACTTATCTAGATGATTTTGAATCCACACCCACCACTACAACGTGGGCAACTGCAAATGGAGCAACATTTGATGAGATGCATGTTATAGTTATTGACGAAGACGGTGCGATAACTGGAACTGCTGGAACAGTTCTTGAAAAATTTGCTGGATTGTCAAAAGCATCTGACGCCAAAGACGATGTAAACCAGACAAACTATTACAAAGAAGTAATAAATCAAAGGTCTCAATGGATTCGCTGGATGGATCATCCTACCGCATGGACGAATGCTGGAACTTCAAGTTCTGGTTCGACAGTGTATGGTATTCTACTCGCAGGCGCAACAGACCAGATTATAAGTCTGATTAATGGTGTAGACGCCTCACCTTCTGCTGCTGATGTTCAGGCAGGATATGCATTGTTTGCTAACGATGAGTTAGTTGATGTCTCGTTAGTTATGGCATCTAATCACGGAACTACATCTGGTGATTACATCATCGATAATGTTGCAGAAATCCGAAAAGATTGCATGATATTCCTTTCACCTCAAAGAGCTAGTGTAGTAAACAACGAGGGTAGTGAGGTAACAAGTATCACTGCTACTGGAGACTTTGGTGCATATACTCGTTCATCTTTCGCTGTTATGGACAGTGGATGGAAATACATGTATGACCGATACAATGACCGATATGTTTACGTTCCTTTGAACGGTGACACTGCCGGAACTTGTGTTGTGACAGATAACACAGATGACCCTTGGTTCTCTCCTGCTGGATTGAACAGAGGACAAATTAAAAATGCGATTAAACTCGCATGGTCACCTAAGAAAGCAGATAGAGATAGTCTGTATTCAAAAGGTATCAACCCTGTAATCAACACTCCAGGCCAAGGTATACTTTTGTTTGGTGACAAGACTATGCTAGATAAACCATCTGCATTTAACAGAATCAATGTTCGTAGATTGTTTATTGTCTTAGAGAAGGCAATCGCAACTGCTGCTAAATTCCAACTGTTTGAGTTCAATGACGCCTTCACAAGGGCACAGTTTGTTGCACTAGTTGAGCCGTTCTTGCGTGACGTACAAGGCCGAAGGGGAGTTTATGACTTCCGAGTTGTTTGTGATGAAACGAACAACACAGCGGCAGTCATAGATGCAAACGAATTTAGGGCTGATATATTTGTTAAACCTGCCAAGTCTATTAACTTCATCACATTGACGTTTGTTGCTACTAGAACTGGTATATCGTTTGAAGAACTTGGTGCTTAAAAAGACGAATAAATAAAGTTAGGAGATAAGAGTCGATGAATATTGAAGAGTTTAAGGCAAGACTAGGCGCCGGTGGTGCCAGACCTAACCAGTTTCGGGTGAAACTTGCGTTCCCCGCTTATGTGGTTGGTGCTGACCCATCTTATAGTCTGCTAGTAACAGGCGCTGCTCTTCCAGCATCTAATGTCAATCCTGCTATCATACAATATCGTGGTAGGGAGTTGAAACTTGCTGGAGAAAGAATATTTGATCCTTGGACAATAACTGTCGTTAATGACTCAGAGTTCAGTTTGCGAGCTCCTTTTGAAGATTGGATGGACGGTATGAATGACCGTGAAACCAATGAAGGAACGCTTACTCCTCGTGACTATCAAACCGACATAGTTGTTGAACATCTAGATAGAAATGACAAAGTGCTTCCGCGAGGAACATACACTTTGCGTAACGCATTTCCTATCCAGATGTCCGAGATTGCATTGAATTATGCACAAAATGATATTTTTGAAGAATTTACGGTGACTTGGCAATACACACATTATGATGTAGAGTAATCTACAGTTGTGAAGGGATAAATTATGGAATTGTTTGGATACAAGATAGAGCGTAAAGGCTCATCAAAGGGAGAAAAGTCTTTTGTTGCTCCCTATGATGAGGGCTCGTTAGAAAGTATAAAGGCTGGTGGTTACTACGGAACCTACTTTGATATAGAAGGAACCGCTAATAACGAAAGCCAGTTGATTAAAAGATACAGGGACATCTCCATGATGGGTGATGTCGATGCTGCTATAGAAGATGTCGTAAATGATTCGATATCTAATTTAGATGACGAAAAACCTGTAGTCTTGGATTTGGATAAAGTGAATCAGTCGGCAACAGTGAAGAAAGCTATTGCCGCTGAGTTCGACAGTATCTTGACCCTGTTAGATTTTAACACAAGGGCTCAAGATTACTTTAGACGGTGGTATATCGATGGTCGAATTTACTTTCATAAAGTAATTGACCAAGAGAAACCTAAAGACGGACTCAAAGATATCAGATATGTTGACCCAAGGAAAATCCGAAAGGTCAGAGAAGTAAAAAAAGAAAAAGATGCCAAGACACAAGTAACTTTAGTTAAAGATGTTTTAGAATATTTTGTATACGATGAGAAAGGTATTGCCTTACAAGGTGGACAACAGTATAAAACTGATGTAGTAAATGATAAGGCAATCAAGGTTAGTAAAGACGCTGTGTGTTATTGCACATCTGGTTTGGTTGACCAAGATAAAAACATACCATTGTCTTATCTACACAAAGCGATACGCCCTGCTAACCAATTGAGAATGATGGAGAACGCAGTGGTGATTTATCGTATCACACGTTCCCCCGAAAGAAGAATTTTTTATATAGATGTTGGTAATCTGCCTACAGGAAAGGCGGAACAATATCTAAAAGATGTTATGAACAGGTATCGGAATAAACTGGTTTATGATTCTGATACTGGTGAGATAAGGGATGACAAGAAGTTTATGTCAATGCTTGAAGACTTCTGGTTGCCAAGAAAAGAAGGTGGCAGAGGAACAGAAATTCAAACATTGCCAGGCGGTCAGAACTTGGGTGAGATTGAAGATGTAGTTTACTTCCAAAAGAAGTTATATCAATCTCTAAACGTACCTGTTTCAAGATTGGAACAGCAAGCAGGACTGAACTTTGGTCGGTCTGCTGAGATTACAAGAGATGAACTTAAATTTACAAAGTTCATTGGAAAGTTGAGAAGGAGATTTACAGGCATCTTTGATGACCTACTCAAGTCTCAACTAATCCTCAAGGGAGTCATTCAAGAAGGTGAATGGCCAGAAATTAAAGAGGATTTGATGTATAAGTTTGCTTCGGATGCATACTACACTGAGTCGAAAGACCAAGAAGTTATGAGAAGTAGACTAGAAATTTTAAATAGTGTTGCCCCATTTGTGGGACAAATGTTTAGTAAGGAGTATGTGCAAAAAAATATCTTGCGGTTCTCCGATGATGAAATCGCATTGATAGATTCACAACTGGCAGCTAGTACGCCACAAGATAATGATATAGGAGACAATAATGAGTGAAACAGCAGAAGCACAGGACATTGAAGTCAACGTAGCAGACAATACGGCGACTCAAGAAGGCATCAGGAAGATGATGGATCAGTGGGCAGATGGTGACCTCACCAGTGCCAACGATACATTTAACAATCTGATTGGACGTAAGGCCGATGATATGGTAGCCCTGCGTAAAGCCGAAATTTTACCTACGCTGTTTGGTGATGCGGAAGAAGAAGCTGCAGAAACAGAAGAAGAAAACGAAGGGGTTTCAGATGAGGACATTTAAACAATTTAGGGAAGAAGCTACACCAGTAGAAAAAGCCAGTAAGGATAAAGCTACTGCAAACCATCCCGCCGAAGATGGTATAGAGGGAGATGTGACTCCACCTAAACAGGGTAGTTCTCAAGACCCTAAGCTCACACACATGTGTGCTACAAAGGTTATTCACCCCAAATTTGGTGAAGGTAAACCCATGATGGGAGAACATGCAGAACCAGACAGTATCGGATATGTCGGTTGGTATCGTGTAATGTTTGAACATGGAATAGAAACATGTGAGACATATGCGTTGGAGGTTCTTGAAGAAGCTTCGCATGGCAATCACAAGAAAAAAGGATATTAGGAGAAGCTAGATGGCAGTCGTAGTTGATGTTTTAAAACTTACTCAGACACAAGGAGTGGTTGCCGTCCGTGGGGACGATGCGACTGGCACAATTGCTCTTGCTACCACTCTGAAGAAAAGTACGGAGACCCAAAGTTCCCCTAAAGCTAATATCAGAGGCCTCCAGTGGACACTTGCTAATTCAACAGCCGCAACAGTACAACGTAACAGTGTGGTTTTATACCGACTTACTGAGTCTGGGTCACTTGACTTCAATGGGTTCAGTGACGCTGACGAAAATGCTTCTGACGTAGAAGTTGTGCTTGCCGGTGGAGATGGTGGGACAGTTATAGTTAATCTTGCTAAAGTTGATGGATATGGCTCACAACAACACCAAGGCGCAGATGGAGACTTA